ATTAGGGTACAAGTTTCAGACGCAGTAGAAGGAAAAGCAACATCCCCTAAATTATCACCTAAAGGTTTTGCTGCCATAGTTAATCCTTTCCCAACAGCATCATTAGATGTAAACTCTATATTTCCATCAGCATCTTATGAAGGTACACAAACAGCTGCAGATGGGAATTATAATACAAGTGCTTATTTAGGATGGAAATCAAATGAAAAATCATCTGATAATTATAACTTCCTAAAACCACTACCTAGTATTGAAGAATCAAATATAGCGGGAGCATTTAGTGTTGAAAATTATAGTGGTCATGCTGACTCAGGATTATGGTTAGGTTCATTAAGTGCTTCAATCGATTCAACAGGAGCAACTGGTCCAACAAACAATCAGATTAAATTCACAGTTCCTTTCCAAGGAGGTACAGATGGTGTATCACCATGGTCTCCAATATTTGTAGGAAACGAAAGCTCATTAGCAAGTACTTACTCAGATGGTACCAACTTATATGGGTTTAATTTAAGTGGAGCCAGTACTACAGGAACAACGGCATATAAAAAAGCACTAAATATACTTTCAAACCAAGATGAGTATGATATTAATATGTTAGCATTACCAGGTGTAATTAAATCTCTACACCCATCAGTAACTAACCATGCAGTTGATATGGTAGAAGGAAGAGGAGATACATTCTATGTAATGGATTTAACAGAATATGATTCATCGGTTAACACAGCCATAAACGATGCAAATGGATTAGACACTAACTACGCTGCAGTTTATTATCCATGGGTTAAAGTACTTGATACTGCGCAAAATAAACCAGTATTAGTACCACCATCAGTAATAGTACCAGGAGCTATAGCAGCTTCAGATGCAATTGCTGCAGAATGGTTTGCACCAGCAGGTTTAAATAGAGGTGTATTAGGAAATGTACTAGAAGCTAAAATCAGATTAAACCAAGCTGAAAGAGATGTATTATATGATGCTAAGATTAACCCAATAGCAACATTCCCAGCAACGGGAGTTTGTATTTGGGGTCAGAAAACACTTCAAGAAAGATCAACAGCATTAGATAGAATTAACGTTCGTAGATTATTAATTGCACTTAAGAAATTTATTGCAAGTTCTTCAAGATACTTAGTATTTGAACAAAATACACAAGCTACAAGAAACAGATTCTTAAACATTGTTAATCCATACTTAGAATCAGTACAACAAAAACAAGGATTATACGCGTTTAGAGTACAAATGGATGAAGGTAATAATACACCAGATGTAATTGATAGAAATCAATTAGTAGGTGCAATTTATTTACAACCAACTAAAACAGCTGAATTTATAGTACTTGACTTTAATGTTCTTCCAACGGGAGCAACATTTGATGCATAAAAAACTAAAAACAATTATATTTATAATAGAACAATAAATAAAATAAAAAGATGGCAATATTAAACACTAACGAAACTATGTTTACAGCATTTGAACCTAAATTACAAAATAGGTTTATAATGTTTATTGATGGAATTCCAGCATACCTTATTAAAAAAATACAAAGACCTCAAATTTCTTTTGGGGAAATAGTTCTTGATCACATTAACGTGAAAAGAAAAATCAAAGGAAAAGCTAATTGGGAAAATATCACATGTGATTTATACGACCCAGTAACACCATCAGGAGCTCAAGCAGTAATGGAGTGGGTTCGTTTATCACACGAGTCAGTTACAGGTAGAGATGGTTATTCTGATTTTTATAAAAAAGATATTAGAATTAACTCATTAGGACCTGTAGGTGATGTTGTTGAAGAGTGGATTTTAAAGGGTGCTTATTGTCAAAATGCAAACTTTGGTGATATGGACTGGACTTCAGATTCACCAGCAAACATTTCAATGACAATAGTAATGGATTACGCCATCTTGAATTACTAAACATATTTCTCTCCCGAAATTACGAGGTTGGACGTCAAATTTTGACGTCCTTCCTTATTTTTATATATGTATATCTGAACTAGTTTTAATTAAATAACGTTATGGAAGAAAAACACCAATTTCCCACAGAGGAAGTTACATTACCCTCAAAAGGTTTACTTTATCCTGAAGGGTCCCCACTAAAAAAAGGAGTCATAGAAATGAAGTATATGACAGCTAAAGAAGAAGATATTTTAACTAATATAAATCTAATCAAAAGTGGTACAGTTTTAGATAAACTACTACAATCACTTATTGTAACCCCTATTGATTATAAAAATTTATTAGTTGGTGATAAAAACGCAATATTAATAGCAGCTCGTATCTTAGGGTATGGTCCTGAATATGATATAATGTTAAATCACCCTGAAACAGGTATAGAATCTAAGGCAACAATAGATTTAACTGAATTAGAAGATAAAGAAATAGATGTGTCTACATCTATTGAAGGTAGAAATGAATTTAGTTTTACTTTACCTACATCTAAAAAAGAAATTACTTTTAAACTTTTAACTCATGAAGATGAAACTAAAATCGAACAAGAAATTAAAGGATTAGAAAAATTAAATAGAAGAGGATTTGAAGGTACTACTAAACTAAAACATGTAATACTATCTATCGAAGGTAATTATGATAAAAAAACAGTAAGAGAATTTATAGATAATGCTTTTTTAGCCCGAGATTCAAGAGCCTTAAGAAATCATATTAAAGACATCTCCCCGGATGTTACACTCCAAGCAAACGCAGTGTTTGAAGATGGAGCTGTGGAACCAAATGTAATGTTTCCACTTGGGTCCGACTTTTTTTGGCCTGACGCCGGAATATAGAAATATTATATTTACTCAGATCCACGATCTAGTGTACCATGGCGGTGGTGGTTTCATACACTCAGAAGTATATAATATGCCAGTTTGGTTGAGACGTTATCATATTCAAAAACTTAATGAATATTTTAAAAAACAATCAGAAAAAAATTCACAACAAAGTGAAAAACCCCAAAATAATACAAGGGGGCCCAATATAACACCCTCAAGTGTTTATAACTTTAAGAAGTAAAGATATCGTAGATATCTTTTCTTTTTTCATATTTATTACCGAATTATTATACTATGGCTAACGGAGACGAAAATAAAAAGGATTTTTCTGCAGAAATAGCGGGGGCTAGAGAAGTTATAGACTTAACTAAATTTTATATAAAACTAGAAAAGGATAGATCAGAATCATTAAGTGCTAGTTTAAAAATTCAAAGAAACTTAGTAAAAGCTCTTGAAGAACAATCAGATGTAAATGAAAAAATATTTGATGGTACTTCTAGGGTTGAGGATGCAAAGAAAAAACAAATTGAAAGTGAAACACTTTTAAAAAAACTAATACAAGAAAAAAAAGTACTAGCACAACAAGGTTTTAAAGCCGATTCTGGAATACAACAAGAACTTCAAAAACAGGTTAATAATGCTTTTAAGTTAAATAAAGCAAGACAGGCTGGTGTAAAAACAATACAAGATAGTAGTAACGTAGCAACAAAATCTTTTAACTTCTTAGAATCATCAGCAGGTACACTGCAGAAAAATTTAAAGTTGCCCCCTGGTTTTACTTCCGGTATAAGTAAAATGGCTAAAGGATCTAGAGCCGCAGCAGTAGCAGGTAAAGGTTTAGGAGGATCTTTAATGGGTGCTTTTAAAGCTTTAAAATTAAACCCTTTTGCTTTAATATTAACAGGTGTGGTGGCATTAGTTAAAGCATTAATAGGTGCAAATAATAAAATAACAGCATTAGCTAAAGGATTAGGAGTATCCAAAAACGAAGCTAGAGGACTAAATCGTAGGTTAAACGAAGCAGCAATGTCTTCAGATAACCTATTAAATACTTCTAAGGAAATAGGTAAAGCATTCGCTGATATTAATACATTTTTAGGAACTAGTTCAACAGTAATATCAGGTGAATTATTAGATGGTGTAGCTACACTACAGAATCGATTAGGATTAACTAAAGAATCCGCAATGGGGTTTGCACAAGCTTCATTATTGGGGGGAGAAAGTATAAGCCAGATAAAATTAGATGCCACAGGAGCAGCAAAAGCCGTTGAAAGGGAAATGGGTTCTAGGGTAGCTATAAGAGATGTACTTGAAGAAACAGGTAAAGTATCAGGTCAGATTAGAGCTAATTTAAGTGCTAATCCAGGAAGAATAGCAGCTGCCATAACACAAGCTAAACTTTTAGGAATGGAACTAAAAGATGTAGCACAGGCTGGAAAGCAACTATTAAATTTTGAAGAATCCATAAATTCAGAGTTAGAGGCAGAATTACTTACAGGTAAACAAATAAACTTAGAAAAGGCAAGATTAGCAGCGTTAACAGGTGATCAAGAAACATTATCCAAAGAATTAGCGGAAAACATGGGTGATTTTAATGATTTTTCTAAAATGAATGTTTTACAGCAGGATGCACTAGCTAAGTCTTTAGGCATGCAAGCAGATCAAGTAGCTGATATCCTTTTAAAACAAGGAAATATAGCTGAATTAAAAGAAAAAGCAAGAAGAGAGGGAGATAAAGAAACATTAGCACAATTAGAACAATTATCAACCCAACAAAAATTTAATGCAGCAATAGAAAAACTTAAGGATTTTGTTGTAATATTAGTAGATAGATTAGAATCAGGGACTAGTATATTTGGCGCTTTAATGGGTGGTTTTGATGTAACAGATGATTCTGTAAAGAAAAGCTCAGTAGAAACAGCAGCAGAAAAAGACAAATTCGACTATAATAAAATGGCACTAGCAATGTCAAGAGTAAATGTAAATGTAAATACACAATATGATGGGTATGCTGCCTCTAATAATTCAGCAGTAAATGGATTAGCACAAACAGACGCTAAAAACCGAAGTGGATATCAATAAAAATGAAATAAAATGGCAATAAAAAATAAAAACTCAATATTTGATTTAGCTAATGGACCCGTTAGTGATATGGAAACACAGCAAGGACCTCAATTCCAACGGCCAACAGATGCTGCATCATTAAGGCATACTGATTCACTTAGTGAAGTGCCAACAACTTCTCCTTTTCAAGATTTAGACGGTGTGCCTGATTCTTTCTATAATACATTAGAAGGAACTACAAATTCACCCTTCCAAAGCGAAACAGGCGATCATATGGTAGATCTTTTAACTAAAAATGCTAAAAGTACCAATACAGGGTTAACATACACCCCTGCTCCTAATAAATCACAATTTCAAGACTTAAATGGTAACCCTGGACCCCAATCCCAACTACCAACAGATGCAGCTTCACAAAAACATATAAATTCACTACAACAAGTACCTGGGTTTAGTGGTAATTCACCATT